CGCCGCCGGACGACGGCCCGGACAAGTACGGCAAGCGGCACTTCGACCCCGAGAACCTGAAGCGCGGGCAGCAGGACTTCATCGACCAGCTCGAGTGGTGCGTGCATTGCGTGAAGCGCGCCAATCCAGGCGACGACGAGCAGAGCGCCACGCGGCGCATGATGCTCATTGCCTCCATCGTCACGACGTACATGGTACTGCGCGGCTCGAACCTCGCGCAGATCCCCGACGCGTTCCCGCAGTTCGTGCAGAATCCCCTCGTGATCGAGGCCATGAAGGGCGCCCATCACACTATGCGATTCGTCGAGTCGCTGGTCCGCGGATGCAAGCCAAATGAAAATAACTCGCGGTGAAGCACGGCGCCGAGGATTAAAGCGCTATTTTGTCGGACGAAAATGCCCGCGCGGGCACGTCGTCGAATATCTGAGACGCGCGTCTAGGAATTAGCCTCCGTACATTGTCCTGCGCCGCGGTTTAACGTAAACCACCTCCAGCGGCGCCTCTCACACGTCTTCCCGTGGCGGGCTCTCAGTCCGCTTGCATGTCCGGGAGACGGCGATTCATTGAGAGGATTCTATGACAAACATCGGCCCGAATATTTCAGTTGGCGTTCTCGCCGGCCAGTCCGTGGTCGGCGGTACCGCGACTGCCCTCGGAGTCGTAGCTGCCAAGTCGTTCGCATACGACGAAGCGCAGTACGTCTACTCCGTGTCCGTTCCCTTCGTACTCGGCACCGGCTCAGGTGTTGCGGCTGCCACCGGCGGCGTCAGCAACTTCGGCGGCACCCTCGCCCCCGGCGCCTGCGCCATCGGCCCGGCCTTCGCGGCCCGTCAGCTTCGCTCCCTCACCGTGCTGTCATACAGCACCGGCGCGGGCACTGGCTGCGCGACCTCAGGCGACAACATTCGGTTGTTCCTGATCTCCCCGAACGCGCAGGCGTTCGGCACGGCGACCGCAACGTCACTGTACGTGACGGCGGGCATCAACACCGGCACTCTGTACGGCACCCAGACCACGACCACGATCGGCGCGAACCTCGTGACCATCACGTGCGCGGCTTGGAACTTCTCGGGCACGACCACCCCTGTACAGGGCACTGGCTCGTTCGCGGGCGGCTACAATCCGGCGTACCTGCAGATCGCGGGCGGAACGTGCACGGTTGTCGTGGCATGCGGCGCTGGCACGAACACGCAGGTTGGGTACGTGTTCCCCGTCGGTGCACAGGGCGGCCTGAGCGTCGGCGCGGGCGACCTTCTCATCGTCTCCAAGAGCGCGACCGATACCTCGGCCGCCTACCTCGGAGAGGCTGAGTTCACCTACACCCCGGGCGCGAACGTCACTCGGTAATTTAATCGGCATCAAGACCGACACACGGGGGCCCGCAAGTCTAAAGCTTGACGGGCCCCTTCCTTTTGGGTACCCTGATCGGCCGTTCGTCCCCAGGAAGACGTATGACCTGGTCCCCGCTGTCCGCAGCCTGCCAAAGTGAAACCCCCAAGACCCGTTGGCGCGCAGTCCCGTTCACCGCGGGCAAGGGCCTGGACATAGGCTGCGGCAAGGACCGCCTGTTCGACACCGAGTACGTGGTGGGCGTGGACAGCTTCGACGCCGCAGCGCAGGGACTCTCGGTCGCGGCCAGCATGAAGGTTGACGCGCGCGACCTGTCGCAGTTCGCCGGCGGCACGTGGGATTTCGTCTACAGCTCATTCCTCCTTCACCTCTTTCCCTATCAGGACGTGCCGAATGTACTGCGCGAGTGGATGCGGCTGCTCAAAGCCAATGGAAACCTGGTTCTTTACCTCCCCGACGCGGACACGTTTCCCAAGTGCGCGGAGCCGGCGCTTGGCATCGGAGCGGAGGGCGGTTGCAACCCCGGACAGCAATGGAATGTCACGTACGAGCGAGTGGCCGCCGCGCTGGAAAAGGTTGCCTTCAACTGGGATCTGATCTACTTTGAGAAGTGCTGCGCCGACGATGAGTACGGCCTGTTCTTCGTGATTCGGAGGCTCAAGTGAGACGAAACCTTTGCCGCATGTGCGGCGGTCCCACGCAGCGCATCATCGACTTGGGCGAGCAGCCCCCGAGCAACGCGCTCCTCACGTGCTCCATCCAGCCCGAGCAGGTCTACCCGCTCACCATCATCGTCTGCGAGCGCTGCGCGCTCGTGCAGACCGGCTACGATGTGCCCCCCACAGAACTCTTTGGCGCAGGATACCCGTACTTCAGCGGGCAGTCCGAGCAGTGGCGCGCGCACTGCTACCAGTACGTGCAGAACACGATCAGGCGCATCTCGCTGGGCAAGGACGATCAGGTCATTGAGATCGGCGGCAACGACGGCACGCTGCTGCAATACTTCCCGAAGGACATTCGCACGTTGAACGCCGAGCCGTCCGAGAGCGTGGCGAACGCGGCCATCAAGGCCGGCGTGGAAACGCAGATCACGGGGTTCGAGAGCAAGTACGTGTGGCCGAAGGCCGACCTCATCATCGCCAACAACGTGATGGCGCACACGCCCGACCCCGAGGACATGATTAAGGCCGTGGCCGAGACGCTCAAGATCAACGGCATTCTCACCGTGGAGTTCCCTTGGATCGTGAACACGATCGAAGGCATGCAATTCGATACGATGTACCACGAGCACTACTCGTACCTTGGCATCATGCCGCTGCAGAGCCTGCTGCTGAAATACGGGCTCCTTATCTACGACGTGGAGCATCTGCCCTTTCACGGCGGCAGCTTGCGCATCTGGGTGTGCCGCACGAACTTCCGGCCCGACCCGCTGCGCTCGCAGGCCGTGGCGCTGTGCGCGGCGCGCGAGAAGGCGCTTGACTACTCGCAGTTCGAGCGCAACGCGCAGCACACGCGCGCGGAGCTCGTACGCTTCGTTGACTACAACCGCAGCTATCGTATCTACGGATACGGAGCCGCAGCCAAAGGCAACACGCTCCTGAACTACTGCGGGATCAACGCGCTGGACATTCCAATGGTGGCCGACACCACGCCGGCGAAGCAGGGCAAGTGGCTCCCCGGCTCGCGCATTCCCATCGTCACGGAAGACACGATGCTTGCGCAGCACCCCGCGTACATCTTAATTTTGGCATGGAATTGGAAATCGGAAATTACAGCGAAGCTCAGAGCGCGCGGATACACAGGGAAATTCGTAACTGCCATTCCTCGTTTGGAAGTGTTCGAATGAGCAAAGCCGCCGATTACTTCGCTTTCATCAGCAGCAAAGTGGCTGGCGCCGCCGATCGCTGCCGCTACATTGATCTGCCGTGGAAGCTGAACGATGGCAAATGGGAGCGCGGAGCGCAGTGCATATTGAGGGCCCACCACTCAGGGGAGCATGTGTTCCCATGAGTCGGCACGTCTTCAGCCATCGCGCGGAACTGAATCCGAAGAAGCTGCCCACGGCGGCCGTCGTGCGCTATGGCGCCTTCGGGGACCTGATTCAGGTCATGTCCGTCGTTACGGGGCTGAAGAAGCAGGGCTTTCACGTCACACTCATCTGCCAGCACCCGGCAGCCGAGATCGTCCTCCACGATCCCACGCTCGACCGCCTCATCGTACAGACGCAGAACCAAGTGCCGATTCATCAGCTCGGCATGTTCTGGATGTGGTTTCAGTCTCATGGCGCGCCCGGCGGCAAGCCCTTCGACAACTGGATCAACCTTACGGAGTCCGTGGAGTCGAACCTGCTCATCAGCCCCGGCAACGTGAAGTTTGTGTGGCACCCCAAGGCGCGCCACCAGTTCATGAATCACAACTACCTTGAGTTTCAGCACACGATTGCAAACGTGCCGTACGAGCCGAGCTTCAAGTTCTACCCCACCGACGACGAGCGCCGCTGGCGTGACCAAGAACGCTCGCGCATGCGCAAGCACGGCATCGACAAGTTCATCCTCTGGGGCCTCGCCGGCTCGAGCCGCACGCACAAGGTCTACCCGCACGCGACCGCGATATGGGACCACGTCCTGCAGTACTACGGTACGTGGGGCGTCGCCACAGTGGGCGACGCGAGTTGCGTCGAGTTCGAAAAGGGCTACGCCGACAAGCCGCGCATGTGGTGTACGGCCGGCCGCTGGTCGATCCGGCAGGCGCTCGCCATGCTGGAGATCGCGGACGTGGTCGTGGGCCCGGAGACGGGCGTCATGTCGGCCGCGGCTTGGTATCCGATGCCGAAGGTGCTGTTTTTGAGTCACTCAACTCGTGAAAATCTAAGCAGAGATTGGATCAATACAACGTCGCTGTGGGCACCGTTTACGGCGTGTCCTGGGCGCGGCAAGAACGAGGCCCAAGCATGTCACACCATGCTTCCATCTTTTGAGGGTTGTCTCCGTAATGCGAAGTACGGTGTGGCGCAGTGCACGGTCGAGGTGCGGCCTGAATGGACGTGGGAAGTTTTGCAAAAATGTATGAATACCGGGGAGGCGCCTGATTGGCTGCCGCCTTCTGGAGAATGGAGGCCCGGGCTTGAGTAAAGGCATCACACAAAAACTATGGTATGCGAAGAACCGAGTGCGGCTTCTTGCGTTGGCGAACACGCCTGCACGCAAAGCGCAACGAGCCGAGTACAATCGAAAATACCGACAATTGCACAAGGCCCGACTGGCGGCCCAGCAAAAGGCTTGGCGCCAAGTCAATCAAGATCGAGTTCTTGCGCAACCGCATCGTAAATTACCTGCACCCACTCGGCCTAAACCAGACAAGTGTGAGATATGCGGGCGCCTTCCGACGAGAAAATGGCGCTCTTTGTGCCTAGATCATTGTCACGCCACAGGGCGCTTTCGAGGATGGCTGTGCCATTCTTGCAATAGGCACTTGGGCGGACTTGGCGATAACATAGCCGGGCTGCTGCGCGCCCTGAAGTACTTAAATGACAACGAAACCTAAGCTTTGTTCACTTTGTAAGGGGCGAGGAGTGATACCTGAAACAGAGCCCGAGATGGCGCTGCGCTGGGAAGGCTCGTTGCGGGCGCACGTAGAATCGAAAACTCTCAAGCAGGGCAGTGGCTGCCCGAGGTGTCTCGGCCGTGGACGCGAATGAAATCTTAGCCGCCATCCCCGGCAAGCACATTGCCGTCGTCGGGGACCCCATCCTCGACGAATACCACTTCGGGCGCGTCGAGCGCATATGCCCCGAGGCGCCCGTACCAGTTTTCATTCGCGAGCGCAGCGAGCTGCGTCCCGGGGGCGCGGCCAATGTTGTCAACCAGCTCCGGGCGCTCGGCTGCCATACGCTCGAGCTGTATTCACCGCGGGCGTCCGTCAAGACACGTTTCATGGCCGGCAGCCACATGCTGCTGCGCGTCGACGACGACAGGTTCTACACGCCGACCGCAGACGATGTGTACGGCGTATACAAGGCGATCCAGCAAGCTCCGGCCCTCGATGCCTTGATTCTGTCCGATTACGCCCACGGCTGGCTGTCCCACGAGATGTGTCAGGCGGCCATCGACGCCGCCCACCGCCGCGGGTTGCCCGTAATCATCGACCCTAAGAAGGACGACTGGCACAAGTTTTACAGCCCGATTGGGCGCGCGTTGATTTGTCCGAGCGGGAGCGAGTATATTGCGGGATTCCCGTCCGGCATGGACGTGCTGCACAAGCAGGGCGCCGCCGGCATGACGCTTCACGAAAACCGCAAGGATTATGGACGCACCCCCGAACAGCACACCCACATCCCCGCCATTGCCCGGCACGTCTTCGATGTCACGGGCGCCGGGGACACCGTCGTGGCTGTTGTTGCGGCTGCCGTTTCCGCTGGTGCGACCTACCTCGAAGCTGCTCGTCTCGCAAGTGTGGCTGCTGGCTACGTGGTGGGCGAAGTGGGGACCACGGTTGTGTCGTTTGAAAGACTGAAGGAGCTCGTCAATGCCGACTAGGATTCCGAAAATATGGGGGCACGAAGTCGTCCTCCACAACCACGCGTACTGCTGCAAGCTGCTCGTGTACGATGGCGTGCGCACCAGCTCCAAGCACTTCCACAAGGAGAAGCACGAGACCTTCGTCGTCGTGCGCGGCACGTTCGACATCGAATGGGAGCAGCTGGGCACGGACAACAAGGGCGCGCAGAAGTTCGGCCCGGGCGCTGCGCTCGTGCTGGAGCCCATGACGGTGCACAGGGTGACGTGTGTTGACCCCGCCGGCGGCATGATCGTCGAGGCCTCGAGCCACGACGACCCCGAGGACTGCGTGCGGCTGGAGCCCAGTGTCAACCCATACGCGTAGAATCGGGCTGTGCAACGGGGTCTTTGACCTGTTCCACGCAGGCCATCGGAGATTTCTATGGGAAGCCTCAAAGTTCTGCGATTACCTGATCGTGGCAGTGAACGACGATGCCTCTGTGAAACGCCTGAAGGGCGCGAGCAGGCCCTTCGACAACTTGCACTACCGCATGGATCGCGTGAGCGAGTTCGCGGACATGGTGGTCCCGTTCAACGGCACGCTGCTCGATCTGGAATTCAGCTTCCACCCCCACGTCGTGATCCGCGGCTGGGATCAAAAATTTGATTGGTGGAAACGCAGCGTAGGTGTGGTAGTCTTCCTTCCCCGCTTCGGGGATGTCTCAACTACAGGAATTTCGCAATGTTCACCTCAATCTGGACCTACTTGCAGCGACTCGTTGGCAATGGCAAAGCAGCCACCATCGGCATCTTCGCTTTCATCCTCATCCTTTGCCTCGCGTTCTGCCACAAGGCTAACGCCGGAGAAGTTGACGTCCGACTGGGCAGCTCTTTCGGAACCCAAGGCACCGGTCCCGTTCTTGGACTACAGCTCAAAGCCCCGCTGTTAGGCTTCAATCAGGTCAATTGGTACGCTGGCACGCTGCTCTGGGGCGCCACCCGCTACAACAACCAGGACGTACAGTCAAACTGGGACTGGCACACCGGGGTCGAGAGCTGTCACGGCAGCTTCTGCGCCGGCATCGGCATGGTGTATCTGCAGCGCATCGACGCGATCAACGGAGCGCACACAAACTTCATGCTGCAGTTGTCATACCGTCCGCATTGGGGTAGGCTCTCGTCGATCGACGTGGCCCACATCAGTGATGCGGGCACGACGCCTGTGAATATCGGCCGGCAAGCGGCTTTGGTGAGCATCCGGTTGCAGTAACATGGCGAAGGACAAGAAGGACCGCGATACCGCGGATTGGCTCGACGAAGCCGAGGAGCGTCGTCGAAAAGAAGAGCTTGAGCACGCCCGCCGACAGGAGCGCCGTGAGAAACACCGTAGCAAAACGCCTCCGCCGGATAGCCGCTGAGTTCGGCCTTCCGGAGGAAACCAAGTACGCGCCCGGCGGCCCTCTGCGCCGGCGCCCGCCCAAGACCATGCCCGATGGCACCGTGCAGCCCGGGGCCCCGATTCCGCGGCCGTTCGTGCTGCGCGCGTGCTGGCGCCTTGTCTACAAGCACGCCAAGCAGGCGTACAAGGGCAAGCCGCTGAGCGTGCTGCAGCCCGAGCCCGAGCCGCAGAAGCCCGAGCAGCCGAAGGAGTTCCGTGATAAGGTGGCGGAATCCGCGAGGACCTATGCACAGAGTTGACGCACCAGCGTATCATCCGACGAAGTACAAGATGCTCCCAAAACAGGAGCGTTCGCTCCCTCTCGGAGAGCAGCAAATTATTTGGCGGAACGGGTATCGTGTTCTCAAACGAGGATGACAACCCGCTTCAGCGCGGCATTCTGCACGCGCTGCAGCTCGTGGCGCTTGGTCTGTGCGCCATGATTCTCTATGAGATGGCGGTGTCGAGCGCGCTCGGCATTCCGCAGCACATGTGCATCGACGGAACGAACCTACAAACAGCGCCGCCGCAATGACCCTCGTCGCCTCTCTCGGCAAGTACGACGCGAAGGACCCGCGTTGCAACGCCATCATTACGAAGACGTGGCGTGGGGACTTCGCCGCGTTCGTCGCTGCGATCCTGAAGAACGTCCCCGAGACCGACAACAAGGCCTCCGCGGGCTGGGTGTGCGGAGCCGAGTTCACCAAGTCGCATCGCCACGGCGACAATTTCGTGGCGCGCCATTTCCTGAGTCTTGACTATGATCATATCCTTCCCGCTCAGCTCGAAGCTGTTGTTGCTGCGTGTCGAGCCACCGCTTTCCTCGCCTATACCACGTGGTCTCATACTGCTGCAGCGCCTCGTGTTAGAGCTTGGATACCGCTATCCCGACCTGTTTCTCGCGATGAGTTCGAAGCAGTATCACGCCGTTTTGCGAGTCGCGCAGGCATTGAGCTTGCAGCACGGGAAAGTCACACCGTCGCGCAGTTCATGTACCGCCCCGCCAGTAAAACGGGCGTCCCGTTCCAACACTGGCAAGACACGACGGCGCCGTACCTCGACGTCGACAAAGTCCTAGGAGAATACGATGACTGGAAAGACCGTAGTCAGTGGCCTCGCCGAGTGGATGAGCGCGAACTGGGGCCCAGCGCTGGAAAAGCTGAGGACCCGCGCGAAAAGCCTGGAATCGTCGGGGACTTCTGCCGCGCCTTCAGCATTCGACAAGCTATCGAGCGATTTGAACTCCCGTATCGACGCGGAAGTTCTGAAGACCGTTGGACTTACACCGAAGGAAGCCGACCGGATGGAGCAGTCATCTACGACGACGACACGAAACTCCATTCCCACCACGATACAGATCCTGCGAGCGGGCAGCACAACGCCTATGATCTCGTGCGATTGCACCGATTCGGAGCTCTCGATTCTTTTGACGGTGATCTACCGCTTGCTCGACGAGCTTCGTCCGCGGCAATGGAAGTTTTCGCTCGTGCACTCCCCGAGCTCGCCGAAGCCGATTTCGCTTCCCTTGGTTTTAACGACCTCACAGCAGGGAACAGCATGGTGGGCGGCGGCCGGGAACAGCAACCTGTGCCCGAGCTGCGGCCAGCTGAACGTCAGCATCCCGCGGCTGGGCTACTACCATGTCTGCCTGCCGAAATCCCTGTTGCAACCTCCGTCACCTCCGACCTCGAAAACGCCCGCCGCATCCAGCGCAAATTCGGGCAGGAACTCTTCGCGGTCGGCCAAGCGTTCTTCTCGTGGCAGAAAACGCACTGGGTCAAAGACGACGGACCGGTAATACGTCTGATCGCACAACTTCCTACCCTTGTCGAGGCCGAAGCGGAGGGCCACGATGAAGACACCTCCAAGCAGCTGCGCAAGTGGTCCGCGCAGTGCAACATGGCGTCCACGCGCAAGACCTGTCTCGTCGAACTCAGTAATTTCCTAGACTTCAAGGCGGACAATCTCAATGCTGACCCCGGACTCTTTAATTGCCTGTCGGGAACGATTGACCTACGAACTGGACAAATACGACCTCACAGAGCAGGAGATTTCATTACTTCGTGCGCACCTACGGAATATAGTCCTACAGCGCCGCGCAAGCGCTTTGATTCGTTCCTCCGCGAGATCTTCCGGGGAGACGAAGACATCATTGCCTTCGTCCAACGCTGGTTTGGCTATACCATCACCGGAGAGACTCGAGCCCACGCCATCGTCTTCCACGTCGGCGAAGGAGCCAACGGCAAGTCCAAGCTCATCGAAGCCATCGAAAATGCCATCGGAAGCTACGCTACTGCGGGACCTCGACAACTTCTTGCGCTGCGCACCAATGGTGGAGAAGCCGCCTCGCCCGAAGTGACGAAGCTCCTCGGTAAGCGCATGGTCACGCTGGTGGAGACCAACCGCAATGCCGTCTTCGACGACGGCCTGCTCAAGAACCTGACCGGGGGCGATCGGCTCACGGCGAGGAATCTCTACGAGGGGTACTTCGACTGGAAGCCCACGCACAAGCTGCAGCTCTTCACGAACTACGAGCCGCGCATCACGGGGCAGGACCGCGGACTGTGGCGCCGGCTCTACTTCATCGAGTACAAGGCCTCCTACGGTCTCAAGGCCGAGATCGAGCAGGGCATCGCGGAATTCCTCGAGGACGGAGGGCTTGACAAAAAGCTGGCGGCCGAGGCCCCCGGCATTCTCGCGTGGCTGGTCGAGGGCGCCCGGCAGTGGTATATCCAGGGCCTGAACCCGCCTCCGGTCGTTCTGCGCCTGAAACAGGCCTACAAGGACCGGCAGGACGTCATAGGACGCTTCCTAGCCGCCCGCGCCCAGCCCCAGACCGGAAGTCGGGTGCCCCTGACGCAGGGCACAGCGGCCCTCTACGGGGCGTATATGGGCTGGACGAAGGCGAACGGGCACCGGCCGCTGGAGTCCCAGAACTTCACCCGGGAGGTCCTCAGGGGGCGCCCGGGGCTCAAATGGGTCCAATGGACCGACAAGGGCATCGAATACGAGGGGATCGAGGGGCTGAAGCTGCGGGAGGACGGGGCGTGAGCGAATGGGCGTGGATCGTAACCCCGCTCGAGCCCTTCGCTAGGTGCGACAAATGCCGCGAGACGCTTCGGCTTTCCCGAGAGCATCTCGTGGCATGGCGGGCCAAGAAATATCACTTGGCCTGCCTCTTGGATCAGCTTACTGCGGCGATTCCTGATCCGACGGCTGCGCCTGAGTCGTCTCTTGACCTGACTCACTGGGGGATGCTTCCGCCTTAGGCGTCGTGTTCGCCACGAGCTCGCGCAGGAACGCCTGCCGCTCAGCCGCGGTATCGAAGAAGGCGAAGTTGGTGAGCTTGTCGGCCTTGATGATGTTGGTGAAGTTGTAGTCCTTGGCCTGGAAACGCAGAACCAAGGAATCGCCGAGCTCCTTCACGACGACGCCGAGCTTGATGAGCAGACGCCCTGGCTGGTTCTGATCTGGAGTGATGACGGTGAAAAAGTTGCCCTGCATGAGGAGTCTCCTGTGTTGACTTTCCGAAACGAAGCGCGGAGGATAGCACAATGAAATATTGGAAGGTAGCTTCCCCCGGCCACGGCCTTCCCCTCTACACGGAAGGCGAGACCCGCCAAGACGCCATCAAGTCCCTCGACTGGGCGCTGGGCGGCCACAACCCATCACGGCTCCAGATACAAGAAATCCCATCCCGCGAGGCATATGCCGCGCTGACCGGACTTGAAGGAGATGACGTTGAGCAAGCCTGACATCGGGATTCTGACTATCGACATCGAGACCTCGCCGATCGAGGCCTATTGCTGGGGGCTCTGGGACCAGAACATCGGAATCGACTTCATTAAGACCGACTGGACCATCTTCTCCTACGCCGCCAAATGGCTCGACGGGAAGAAGGTCTATTACGGCGACACCGGCGGCCGCGGTAAAAAGCGGGTCCGCGACGACAAGGCGCTGGCCGGCGAGATCCGCACGCTACTAGACGACGCCGACATCGTAATCGCGCAGAACGGCAAGCGCTTCGATGTTCGCAAGATCAATGCGCGCCTCATCAAGCACGGCTACGCGCCGCCGCGCCCCTTCCGGGTCATCGACACGCTGATCGCGGCCAAGAAGTACTTTGCCTTCACCAGCCAGAAGCTCAAGTACACGTCCGAGTTTCTGGGTGCCCAGCCCAAGGACGAGCACAAGAATTTCCCCGGCTTCGAGCTGTGGAAGGAGTGCCTCCTTGACAATCCGGCCGCGTGGGCCGAGATGAAGAAGTACAATATCCAGGACGTGCGCTCGACCGAAGAGGTGTACCTCAAGCTGCGCCCGTGGATAGAGAACCATCCCAACATCGGCGCCTACAAGGGCTCCGATCAGGCTCTGTGCCCCAAGTGCGGCAGCGACAAACTGCAGGCGCAGGGCTTCAAGGTCCTGCAGCAGGGGCGCTATCAGCGCTACCAGTGTCAGGAATGCGCCGGCTGGAGCCGCGGCAAAGAGATGTTGATTCCGCTGTCGGTTCGGCGCAAAATGCTGGTACCAATCTGAGGGCCCCATGACTACTGAAGACACCCGTTCCCCTGAGTTGAAGCAGCTCGATGAAGTTTTCGAGATCCTGCGCAAGGGCCGCGACCAAGTCGCGCAGTTCTACGATGTGCGCCTGATTTTCGCATCTTACGCGGAGATCCTCGCCAGTCTCGCGGCCGGCATTCTCGTGAACAAGGTCTACACGCCCGCGCAGATGGGCGCGCTCCTCGCCGACATGGTGCAGGACGCGCTCACGCGCGAGTCCAAGACCGTGCTCGAGATGCGCCACGGCACGGACGTGATTCAGGGTGGAAAGCAGTGATCCGGGTCGCTGACAAGCCCCCAGAGTGGCTGCATAAGCAGCTCGACGCGCCGGTGCCGGCTGTCCTAGGCCTGCCGGTGACAGACGCGGAGCGCAAGGCGCTGCCCATCCTGACCTTTCTCACGGAGTACTTCCCCGATGCGGTCATCGAACTTACGAAGCTGTGCGTCGCCGGCAATATCCAGCACAACCCCGAACTGGCGCCGACGGATATTAAGTGGGCTCGCGCGAAGTCGGCTGATCAGCTCAACACGGCCTTCCGACATATCTTCGACAGGAAGCGCGGGGTCCTCAAAGACACCGACGGGTGCTTCCACAGCGTCAAAGCCGCGTGGCGGATGATGGCGCAGTCGCAGCTCGACATCGAGGAGTCGCGCAAGTGACCATTCCTTTCGTTGATGAGGGCCTGCTGTGTTTCTTGGGCAGCGACAAGATCATCCCATATTCCTATGCGGCCACGGCGCAGCAGATCGCGAACCTTCGCGAGCATTGCATCTGCATGTACATTGTCAGACTCAACATGAACTGGGCGGGAGACCTGTATGACCATCGAAGCTAAGTTGGACCGAATCATCGAGCTATTGGAGGCCTGCAATCGGCCGGCGCAGCCCCCAGTGGACAATGCCCACGTGGCGCCCGGCTGCGAGAAATTCGCAAACCCTACGCCAGCGTCGCCGGAAAAGAAGACGCGCGCAAAGCCGGCTGCGACTGCTCCGGCCCCGGCCTCTGCGACCGCTGCGCCCCCGGCCCAGACCACCAGTGTTGCCGCTGCTACACTTGACGACGTCCGCGTCGCCCTCGTGACGCTCTCGTCCAAGACCGGCAGCCGTGCGAAGTCGGACGAGATCCTCGCCAAGCACAACGCGCGAGTGACGGGCGATCTGAAGCCCGAGCAGTATGCGCAGGTCGTTGCCGCGTGTCAGAGCGCCGGCTAATGTTCGCGCGCGTCTGCTTCGACTACGATCCGCGCGGTCGCGGCGGAGCCGTCGGCTGGTTCAGGGGGTTCGACTTCCTGCGTCGCCGATGGGGCCTCGACCGCTCGACGGTGTTCGTGGACGGGGAACGATACCTGGATCGCTGGATCGTGTATCTGAACGGATACACGCTGCGGTTACACAGGTTCTGGCGCGGCGACGATGACCGGGCGAGCCACACGCATCCGTGGTGGTTCGTGACGTTTCCGCTCGGCGGCTACCTTGAGAAGCTCTTCGACGAGGGGCGCTACACCGGGCACCGCTTCGTTGAGCCGTGGCGCTTCCATTTCCGGCCGGCGCACTTCGAGCACTACGTGGTGCGCGGCCTTGACGGCGTGCCTTGGTGGACGATCGTGCTGACGGGGCCGAAGAACAACACGTGGGGCTTCTATCCGGAGCCCGGCAAGTTCGTCAACTGGAAGCAATGGCAGTGATCCAGATTTTCACCTGCGAGCAGGGCACCGAAGAGTGGCGCAAGGCCCGTGCCGGCATCCCCACTGCGAGTCGGTTCTCCGACGTGCTGGCGCAGGGGCAGGGCAAGACGCGCCGCAAGTACATGATGGAGCTGCTCGGGGAGATCCTGACCGGGGAGCCGATGGCGGAGTTCGGCAACGCACACACGGACCGCGGCCATATCATGGAGGACGATGCGCGGCAGCTCTACTCCTTCGACGTGGCCGAGCCGCTATCGCAGGTTGGCTTCATTCGCAACAGCTTCGCGGGCTGCAGCCCCGACGCGCTGGTGGGCGAGGAAGGCCTGCTCGAGATCAAAACGAAGCTGCCGCATCTGCAGCTCGAGGTTCTGCTTAAAAAAGAAGTGCCGGCCGAGCACATCGCGCAGTGCCAAGGGGCGCTGTGGGTGACGGGCCGCAAGTGGCTCGATTTCGTCAGCTACTGGCCGGGGCTTCCCTTATTCGTGAAGCGCGTGTATCCTGATCCCGAGTATCAGGAGAAACTAACCGTGGCGATCGCCGCCTTCAACGCTGAAATGCTGACCCTTGCTACTACGGCGGGGACCATGCCCACCCTGCGCTTGCCGCGCAAGGTGATAGAGATCGACGCCGAAACTGAGTTTACAGACAGGAGTAAAGTAAGTGAGTGAGAGAAAACAGTCCCCGACGAGCGAGATCATTCAGGTGTACTGCCGGCTGCGCTGGCTACGCCTCGAAGAGCCGAAGGCCTTCCAGCCCGGGCAGGCCCCGCGGTGGGAAGCGACCGGCATCCTCGACCCCTCCGACCCTAAGGGTAAGGCAGGTATTCAGGCCCTTCTGAGCGCAGCCGCCAATCTCTGCAAGTCAGAGAGCAGCTACGGCATTGTGCCGCTCGCGCTCAAGAAGCTCGGTGTCAAGTTCCTGGGCCATCCGGCCCTTGATCTGAACGATCCGGCCAACGCCGACGACCAGATCAAGATTCCCTTCACCGACGGCGACGACAAGAAGTGGGGGAAGTACGATGGCTACAAGGGCATGTTCATCGTCGCCGCGCACAACTCCAAGAAGAAGCCCGGCATCGCCGATCAGTACGGCAAAAAGATCACGGGCGACGTGAAGAACCCGAACTACCCTTCCGACGGTTGCTACGGCTACCTCTCGGCCACGCTGTGGTTGCTGGTGGGCAAGTCGGCGGCCTCCTACGGCAACCGTGTCGGGATCAACCTGCGCGGCGTGCAGTTCGTTGCGAAGGGCGTGCCTTTCACGAGCACAGAGATTGATGCGGAGGATGAGTTCGATGCGCTGGAGGATGCAGCGCCAGCCGGTCCCGCCAAAGTGGACGACTTCGACTAAGGCTTGGGCCCTCGGAGAGCACGACTGCCAGCCCCAGAGGCAATAAGGTGGTTGTCTAAGCGTCTTGCCGAGGGCCCTTCTTTCCATGCAAACCAAGAAAAGTAGCGCCACCGAGGTTGTCACCGGTACAGCCGCCGGCCTCATCCTCGCGTGGGTCACGGGCCAGTTCCTCATCTACCCGTACTACCACGTGAAGGTCGATGCGCTCCTGAACCTCAAGCTGACGGCGTGGTTCACGATCGTGTCGATCATCCGCGGGTACGTGTGGCGCCGCTGGTTCAATAGGCTCACGTGAAACTCACGCTTGACATCGAGACCTTCTCGCGGGTGAACCTTAAGACCGCGGGCCTCTACGCCTACGCCGAGGACGAATCGACGGACCTGCTGTGCGTGTGTTGGGCGGTGGATGACGGCCCTGTGCATGCTTGGATTCCAAGCGCCGATCCAGAGTTTTGCCTCGGCCTGCAAGGCGAAGAGCTGTGCTTGGGCCGCGGCGAGCAGGCGCCCGTGTTCCTTGTTGACTACATCAAGTCTGGCGGCATCATCCACGCCTGGAACGCCTCCTTCGAGCGCCGCGTCCTGAACGGCCCCGCCGGCAAGCGCTACGGTTTCCCCGAAATCTCAATCGAACAGACCCGCTGCAGCATGGCGCGCTCGCGCGCATCGTCCATGCCCGGCCGACTCGAGGATGCTGCCAATGTTCTCAACACCCCAATCAAGAAGCGCGTCGCCGGAATCAACGCCATGCGCTACCTGTGTAAGCCTCGAGCGGATGGCTCGAGGCCTACTATTGCCGAAGAAAGAGAGCGATTCCTGCAGCTTGTTCCTTACTGCGCCGACGACGTTCGTGCTGAACGATGCGTCGACGCCGTGCTGCCCGAAATGTCTCCAAAAGAGATCAAAGTTTATCACTTCGATCAAAGAGTCAATGATCGCGGCGTGCGCATTGACCTCAATTCGATCGCCGATATGGAGTTCTTGGTCGGAGCGTACAAGAAACAACTCACGGCGCGCTGCCTTGAGATTACAGGCATCTCGCCGACCCGCCCCGGGCCGCTCTCCGACTGGATCCGAAAGAACGGCTTCCCCGCGCTAGAGAACCTGCAGGCCGACAGCGTGCGCAAGGCACTCCTGACCGACCTGCCCGAGGACGTGGCGACGGTGCTGAAGATCTACAGCACCGTCAACATGAAGGCGGTCTCGAAGTTCAGTGCGATGCGCGAGGCCGTGTGCAAAGACGGGCGCATCCGCGGCATGCTGCAGTACCATGCGGCGGCCACGGGCCGCTGGTCGTCATTCATCGTGCAGCTGCACAACCTGTTCCGCTCTGTGATCGACGACCCGGATATGGCGATCGTGGCGGCACGGCAACGGGACCTCGGTCTGATCAAGATCCTGCACCCGGGCGTCGACCCGATGAAGGTCTTCGCCTCCTGCATCCGCGGCATGCTGATTCCCGATGAGGGCAAGGAGTTTGTGTTCCCCGACTTCTCAGGCGTCGAGGCGCGCTGGAACGCGTGGCTTTTCGGCGAAGAGTGGAAGATCCAGGCATACAAGGAAGGCCGCGACATGTATGTCGAGACCTACGCCCGTGCCTTCAACGTGGACCCCAAGACCGTCACCGCCAAGCAGCGGCAGGTCGGCAAGATCCTCGAGCTCTCGATGGGCTATCAGGGCGGCGTGGGCGCCTTCGTCAAGATGGCAGCCACCGCCCGGCTGGATCTGACCGACCTGCTGCAGGCACAGATCCCGGCGGAGATCCGCCGAGAGGCCGATGCGGCATACATGATCCGCGGCGCGGCCACCAAGCTGCCGCCCGACATCTGGGTCGTCTGCGAATCGCTGAAGATGCTCTGGCGTAACGCGCACCCGAAGATCGTGCAGGGCTGGTTTGACCTTGAGCGCGCGGCAAAGAAGGCCGTGGAGAACGCCGAGACGATAGTTCCCATCCCCAACGGCCGAATCCGATTCAAGCTGAAGGGCGATTGGCTGCGCATGGAGCTGCCGTCGGGACGTGTGATCCGCTACTTCAAGCCGCGCATCGAGGATGACAAGCTCCTTTACGAGGGCGTCGACACCTATACTCGGCAGTGGGGCACAACGTCCACCTACGGCGGCAAACTCTGCGAGAACGAAGATCAGGGCGGTTGCCGCGACCTGCTGGTGGACGCCATGCTGGCTTTCGAGGCCGAGGACCTGCCGATCGTAATGCATGTGCACGATGAACCCGTGCTTGAGGTCCGTAAAGGCATATTGCCAGATTACGCCGTTGCGAGCATAATGTGCAAAGTTCCTGACTGGGCAGAGGGGTTTCCGATAGCGATCGAGGGCCATCGTGGGCCGAGGTACAGAAAGTGATTTTCGGCTGGAGGCTGATCTCCAAGGAGCGGCTGTACGATGGGCACGTGCAGCTGGTTGGTTTGCGCGCCGCTATAAAGGCCCTGGACGCCGAAGTCACCCCGACTACCTCTTTGCTAAAATGGGACGTGTGGTCTGGATCGAATTCAAGCGCCCCCGCAAAGAGCCCACCGACCTGCAGCACATCGAAATCACCGCAATGCGATCCCACGGATTGATCGTGTATTGGCTTGATGATCTCCAAGACTTCAAAGCAATTCTCGCAGCTCACGAAGGAGCAGCTTGATGCCATCGAATGGACGCAAGGTCGTGAGTCCGGCGGATTATGGATGGATGTGGGGACGGGCAAGACGGTCGTCCTCCTCACCGCCATCAAAAGACTCATCGAATCCTTTGCAGCACGACGCATATTGGTGGTTGGACCAAGACTCGTCGCCGAGCGCGTCTGGCACACCGAAGTTGCTGAGTGGGCCCACCTCGGAAGTCTCCGCGTGTCTCGCTGCGTTGGAACAGTGCGGCAAAGACTTAGAGCTCTTGAACAAAACGCTGACATCTATACCATCAGCCGAGACAACGTCCAGTGGCTCGAGTCCCTCTTCATCGACATCAGAGCCAAGCGTCAGATCCGCGCATTTCCTTGGGATTGTCTCGTCCTCGATGAAAGTCAAAGCTTTAAGTCCGCCTCCGCGCTTAGATCTAAGTCAGTGCGCAGGCTCCGCCGCCTCGTATCCCGCTGCTACCTCGCCACGGGTTCCCTCATGCCGAACGGCTACCGTGACGTTTGGCATCAGATGTATCTCATTGATGGTGGAGCGCGGCTGGGCAAGACTGAGACGGCGTATCTCACGACTTACTTCGACAAGGAGATGATGGATGGCATCCCGAGCTACCGCCTCAAGAAAGACGCCGCGCAAGCGATCGACAAGCTCGTCGGTGAAGTCTTCTTCGTCGTCCGTGATGCACAACCTCCGGCACCCAGCAACTTTATCCGCGTCCAATTGGATAAAGCAGAACGATCAGCGTATGGCCGAATGGTTCGAACTTCAGTTCTTGAAGTCGCTGATCAGACAGTTACAGCGGTCAACGCGGGGGTTCTCTGGGGAAAGCTTCTCCAGATGGCTAACGGTGCAATCTACGATTCCGCTGGAACTTGGCACGAAATACATCGTCGAAAGCTCGACGCCCTGTGGGAGCTTCTGGAAAGTCTCCCTCGCCCGGTCCTGATCGGCTATGGCTTCGTCCACGACGTCGAGCGAATCTTTTCTGGCGCTCCGCGCGCACTGGGCCGCTTTGGAGTGCTGCGCACTGGCAAATCTCTGGACGCCTGGCGACGTGGCGAAATTGACTACGGTGTTATCCACCCCGCCAGCGCCGGACACGGTCTTAATGACCTTTACGTTTCGGGCGCGGAGAACCTCGTGTGGTTTGGCTTCACCTCAAATCGTGAGTTCTATGACCAGCTTAACGGACGAATCACCGGCGGGCATCGACGCACTGGAAGAAAAGTTTGCATCCATCATCTCGTCACTGAGGGCACAGTTGACGAAGATGCCCAGGACATGCTAGCGTTCAAGGGCGACAGTCAGGTCGCAGCACAGATTCGGGTGGCGCAGCGATTACGGGAGGTGGCGTATGAAGGGGGACAAACCGGCATGGGCTCGGCTCGCTGAGCAGGCCGCCAACTGGAAGCCTCTTCCTTACCGAGCTGAGTCAGACGTCGATCGAGACTTGAATCCGCGCCGCAAGGCGCAGCAGATCGGCACCGGTTTCTTCGAGTGGCCCCTCTGGCGGGCCTTCCCTACTTGGCCCCAGCACCTCGAGCGCGCCGCGCTGACACGCGGGACCGCTACCGCCTGACGATCCGTTTCAGCTTGGCGAGCGAGTTCGACGTGCCGGGGTCCGCGTAGCGGACCTTCCACGCGGCGCAGACCGCGCGCATGCCCACCACCGGGATGACCCGGCACGTATCAAGGATGGACATGTGACAGGCCATGAACTCCGGCCCGTGCGCTTCCTGTTCTTCTGAGGCGCCATCGCTCAACTTAAAATGGATGTGGTGCGCGAGCTCGTGCGTGACGGTGAGAATATCCCACGCAGTGCCCTTGTGCGGGTTGAAGGTAATCGTGTCCTCATGCCATTCCGCGGCCCAGCGGCCAAGATTTTTCCACACGATCTTCGGCTTTGATACGCCGTAGTTTTTGCAGATGCTGGCGGTCAAGGCGTTGATCAGCGGCTTCGTCAGCGTCATGTAGTTGCGCGCGCCAATCGCCTCGTTCTCCATCCGGTACACGCGGTACTGCTGCGGATCGGACTTCGGACTGCGTTTGATCGCGTATTGGTAGCGCGCGGCCATGCTATTTGTTCCGGCGGCGAACCGGCTGCTGCAACAAAAGCTTCAACAGGTCGGCATGGTTGTCGGCCATCTTGGTACGGATTTCCGTCTGGCCCTCAAATACCTTGCCGAGCACGTCGGTGAGCTGCTTGTAGCGGTCGTCGTCCTGCTTGACGTGGGCCTTGTAGACCCAGCCGACGACTGCGGCGAAGGCGGCGATCATGCCGTGGGGAGTGTAGTCTGCGATGCTCATTGGATGTCCGCCCGTTTTTGGTCGTAGACGCGGATCCCATGCCAGAGAACAGCGAGGCTACAGAAGGTTGTGTAGTTGAGATCGCTCGGGTGCTTCCACAAGTAAACGCCCGCCGTAACCACGAAAAGCAGAATGAACCAGTCGGTCAAGTCGAAAGTGAGGAACTTCTTCACCGGGCCGCTCCCTGCACCAGCCGGTGGTAGTTCCCGTAGAACTGCTGCTGAGTCGCCGCCCCCGCGGGCGTGTTGTAGTGCGCCTTGTAGTACGCCCACAATCCATTTAGATCGGTCGCTGCTGGCAAACTGCCGGGCGCGCGCAAATAGTGAATGCGGCACATCGCCACTGCCAGCGCGTCGTTGTTCACCAGATCCGCCGCCACCATCAGGCCCGGGACTAGCCCCCGAATCTGCGCCGAGAGCTCGGTCTTGTACGCTAGGAAGTTCGTCCATATGTCGTTGAAGTCCTCTGGTTCCATCTGGAAAATGCCTAGCGCCGGGCCATTCACCTGCTGTCGGTATACTCCCAGAAGGGATTCCTGCGCGCAAGTCGCGCACAGGAGCTCCTCCGCGTCGGCCGAGTACAGGCCGAGCGGAGTGAGCGTACTCTGGATCAAAGCCCGAAGAGGTTGAATATCCATCGCAGCAGCGTCCTCACGCAACGGAGAGGACAGGGGCGGTAGGGACCGCGAGTATCTGGACACCGACTTCGTCAGACACCAGCGAGGCGCCGGCCGCGTTGGACAGTGTCGCCACGATGTAGCTCACGCCTTGCGGCAGGCCCACGTCGGCCAGCGGCACGAGGATCGAACCGGCGGCTTCGCCCGCAGTGACGAGCGCTGCGGGTACAGCGACGCTGTTCGGATACGGGCCGCCGGAGACGGTGCCGTACTCGAGGGTGGCCGCCGTGACGTCCTGCGCCGCCATTGCGGTGCTGACGAGCGTGAAGCCGACTTTGGGGTTCAGTACAATCGGGGTTGCCATGTTAGTACTCCTGCTCTAGGTGTTCGTTGCCCTTCGCTACGTTGACGCCGGCCTGCGCCGTGGCCGCGTTGCGCGCCTTGCTCATCGCTCCGTGCGCTAAATTCTTGCCGATCGCCATGCCGGGATTGGCCTTGTTGAAGGCGTCGATACTCGGCTGGAGGCGGTCCATCTCTTTTTGGTCGCCGTTCAGCATCGCCGTCTCAAATTGGTTGGTCAGCGGATTATGCCGATCAGTGATGTCCTTGTCGATGTTCTTGATCGCGCTGTTGCGCGCGTAGGCATCCGCCATCTTCTGCGGCGTGAAGCCCACGCTCTGCAGAAAGAGATCCCTGTTGGTGATCTGATCCTTCGGCACCACGGGCTCTCCGGACATGTTGTTCGCGCCCTGCGTCGCGTAGCGCACGCTCTTGGCTAGCGCGGCCGCTTCCGGCGGCAGCATGTGCTCGAGCCCGCGTTCGGTGTTTCCCGTGCGCATCATGTCGATGCCGGCCGCCGCGTTCGTCGGGATGGCCGCGATCGGTCCGAGCAATTGCCCAAGGCCGTCCAGCATCTGCGCGGACGTGCTCTCTTCGCGACTCGGCGGCCTGTACCAAAGATCATTGTAGCTCGCGCCGCCCGAGAGCGAGGCACCGCTTATGGCGCCTACCGGGCCGGTCATAATCGCATCGCCGGCGGTCTCTCCCAACGCATCGTTCAAATGCTTGTGGAGTGCAGCGGTCATGTCGTAGGGCTGATCCTGGCTGCCCATTACCGTGTTCATGACTTTCTCGGCGATCCAATACAACGGCATGCCTGTGACGCCTGCGAACATCGACATGCGCCCGATAAGACCGCCGAACGCAACTGCCGCGTCCTTGCGTGCTTGCGGGTCTGTCTCGGAAGCCGTCATGTCGCGGAACTCGCGCGCGAGTCGGTACGTCACGCCCAAGGAGTACTGCTTGAAGAGACCGATGACCTTGGCGGTGTCGTTCTGCAGGTAGCGCGGACGATTGGCGTTCGTGTAGTCGAAGTGACTGTCCCACGTGATCTGTCGTGCGAGCTTCGCGGCATCCGCATGCCCCATGTCCGCCTGCCGTCCGAGCCGGTACGCGGCCAGATGCGTCGTCATGCGGTTGTGGTTCTCCATTGCGTTGAAGAGAAAGCCGGCTGCCTTGGCGAACGCGGCATACGGGCCGTGGCCGATGGGGCCGCCTTGACCGCCGGAGGCCAGCATCTGGGTGTTGTTGTTGCTGAACACGCCCATGTCGGAGGCCTCATCGTGCGCGCGGCGCTCATCGCCTCGCAGCGTATCACCGAGGGATCCGTAGGACTTGGCCCACTGGCCGGTGGCCCGGCTGAGTTCCTTGCTGGCGCCGAGCCAGTTGAAGTGCTTCGCCAGCATCGGAGCTGCCAGCATGGGGTTCTGGGAGAAGATTCGGAAGGCCGTGGCCGGGGCTGCCCCCAAATACCAAGTGAAACCGAACTTCGTGAGGTTGGAGGCCAGCTGGCTCGCCCGCGGGTTCTTGATCCACTCGTACCGATCCTTGAGCTCGCGGGCCAGCTCCGGAGCCCAGCGGCCATCGGTCTGCGCGTTCTTGTCATCCGGGTTCTGCGCCGCCTTTTGCTCAAGCGCACGGGCATCCTGCTCGGCCCCGGAGAGCTTGCTCTCAAGCTGGTGGCCGTACTCGAGGCGCGCCAGCTGGTGCGCGCCGTGGAAGGAGTTGTAGGCAAAGGCGCGCAGCGAGTCTTGGGAATATCCCAGACGACCGACGCGGGAGATCATGTGCTTGCGCATGCTCATCTCAGGCATCGCGCGCAGGTACTGCTGCCAGATTTCCTTCTCGAGATCGCCCGAAGGGTCGGCGTCGTGGGCGAGGCCCATGACGTTGCGGACGAAGTCGGGGTCGATACGCTCCATCATGGAATTCGTGTCCATGCGCTTGCCGCCATCAACGTCGAGCCCCTGCTTGCGCATCTCGGCCATCCATGCCTTCTGCTGGGCCCCGCTTTCGAACCGGGAGAAGGCTTTGGTGTTGCCGTTCTCGTCCTTGGCGTTAGCCCACAGGTCCCCAAAGCGCTGCAGCGGGAAGTACGGGCCCTTGACGGTATTCGACTCGAAGGACTTGCGTAGCTCCGCCATGAGGTTCTTCTTCGTCTCCCCGTCCGCATCGGTCTGCTCGATACGCGCCTTCAGGGCGTCGTAGACCTGCGAGCGCTTCTGCGCATAGTTGTCGCGCACCCGATTGTAGAGTTCCTTGCCCTTGTCATCGAGCTTGTTGTTGTAGTCGTCCTGCAATGATTTGTGCATCGCGCGCTGATACTTCTCGTCGCGGGCCGCCTCCGGATTCGCCGCGCGATCAGCAGCCGTGTATCGCTCTTCGTACGGTTTGGAGGGATCATGCCCGGCCATTGTGGAGGCAGTCATGAGGTCGCTTAAGGTGTGCCCGCGATCATCCTGCTTCGCGTTCCACTGCGACCACTCCTTGGCGAGGGCCGTGTCTCGCGTGTGCATCTGACCCTTGCGGCCTTCCATCGCGTCATGCGCGTCGATGAAGCCATGCAGGTTCGGCATCTTGTCCGCTGACATGAAGTCCGGCAGGTTCCGCAACCCGATGGCGCCGAGCACTTTGCGCGGCGCGTTGTCACGGAAGTCGCTCAGCGCTCCCTTCACGGATCGTATGAAGCCCGGGTTATAGTTCGCCTGCTCTTCCATCGTGCGGCCGAACTTGTGGCCCACCGCTAGCGGGTGGTCCGGGGCGTAGTGGTCTTCCATGTTCTTGTCGTCATTGTCCAGCGAGAAGCGCGCACCGCCGGAGGCCTTGTACTCCGCGCCGTCGCGCGCCGCCTTCAGGGGTTCCGCGCCGCTGACGTGGGCCTGCGCCTGCCGGATGAGGCGGGCGATGTCGTTGTCATTCCAGTGCTTCACGAGGCCGAGCTTGCGCAGGCCGCCCCGGACCGCGTCCGTGATGCGCTGCCAGTGCGAAGGATCGCGGTCCGGCACCGGCAGGTCCCCGTGCACGTCTTTGCCGGCGAACTGATTCTCCGCCAAGTGCGCGGCGTACTCATCGCCGAGCAGGCGCATGTGCGTGGGGTTCTTGAGGTCATAGCCGCGCTGGGTCACGTAGTCCTTCGCCCACTTCGTGTCCTTGATGTCGTGGGCGATGCCGGTCAGCGTGTCGCTGTAGTCCTTGCCCAGGAAGCTGTGCAACCCTTGATGGGTCAGCTCGTGCACCGCGGTGTTGAGGAGGTCTTCCTTGTCTCCGGCTTTGTGGCTGTCGGCGAAGATGTGGGCCACGCCGTCCTCGTAGGCGCCCTTCACCCGCAGGCCGTTTGCCTTGACGGCCGTGATCTGATCCGCCAGATGCTTCGGGACCGTGTCGGCGTCCTGCGAGGCATGGATCATGAAGCTGCGCGGGGCCGTGGCGTCGGACACCCCGGACAGGTGCTCCTTCGCTTCGTCGTGCTCCATGCGCGGGTTCATCGCCCGGTCGAGATCCCTAGCCACGTCTTGGTCATTGAACCATCCGTTTTCCTCTCGCTTGGATGAGAGGGCGCCCTCTTCGGGGGCCTCGGGCTTCTTGACTCCCGCCCGAATCTCGTCAATGAGCTCTTGGGCGGCCGAGGGCATCGGTCGGCCCTGCTGGCGCTTTTCGGCCGCCACCCGGATGGCGGCGAGCCTATTAGGCGGCGCAGGAGCGGCGATCGGCTCCTCAGGGGTAGCAGGGGCAGGGGTACCTTCCTCGGCCGGCGCTGGGGCCGCCTCCGGGGTCGTCTCTGGGGGCTGTCCGCGCACTTTGGCGGCCATTGCCTCGTCAAGGGCTGCCTGCCGGCGCGCCGCGAGGTCTGCGGGCTTGACGGGCGCCGGGTTGGTCTCGGGAGCCTCTTCCTCTTCGGCCGGCTCTGGGGCCGCCTCGGGGGCTTTGGCAGCCTCCTCGGCCGGGAGCTCTTCGAATTCGTCCTCGGTGCCCTTGGCGTTCGCCTTCATGCGCTCCTGCACCGTCTGCTCGGGCTCATCGGCGCCGGCGGCTGTCCGCTTGGCTTTGAGGGTCTGGAGGGCCTCATGCTGTTCGGCCGGCAGCCCTGACGGACCCGCACCGGGCTCGGGTTCCGCCGGGGGAGGGGCCTGCGCGGCCGCCTCGGCTTGTTGCTGCTCGAGCTCGGCCTGCTGGTGAGCCTGCAGGGCGGCATCCTGATGGGCGGCCTCGGCCTCCCGGGCGCCATGCACCGCGGCGGCATCGTGTACCGCCCCGACGTGCGCGTTGACCTGCGTCATCGCCACGACCTGTGACATCCCGTCGCCGCCCTCGGCCGCCACAGCTTCGGCAGCGTGGGCCTGCGCGCGTTCCATAGCGTCCGACGGCGCCCTCTCGACCACTCCGCGCGCTTCGGGCATCCCGTGCGGCATGAAGCCAAAGGGCGCCGTGGTCAGCGCGGCGAGGGCATCTTCCTTCGCATCGAAGGGCTGCTGCATGTCGGCCGGCATGGCGGCGTTCTGCGCCACACGCCCGACTTCCTGCATCCCGGCGCCGGCAACCGCTGCGCTGCCCACCCGGGCAGCCAGATTACCGCCGACGCCCATCGGGACGGCGCCAGAGGCGCTGTTCACCAGATAGCTGACGACTCCGGCTGTGCGCGCGGCCTTGGCATCCCCGGTGGCCTGCATGACCTGATTGCCGGTCTCGATCGCTGCTGCGGCAGCGGGGGCCTGCATTGTGACGGCACCGCCGGCCGCGCGCGCAACCGCGCCGCCGCCAGCCGCCACGCCGGCGCCAGCTTCGCCGCCCGATGCGATGGCTTGGTCGATCATCATGGCTGTACGGCCAAGGCCGTGCATGGCCTTGTCGACGAAGTCCGCGTCCGGGCGCTCTTCGAAAGCCGCGCCGCCCTGCTGCACCGGCTCGACGGCATTCTTGAACCAGTCATCCTGCATCCCGGTTTGCGGGATACCAGTGACCCAAGAATGGATCTTGTCAAGCAGCATGGGGCCGGTGGCCGCCGCGAGATTGAGCGCGACCGCCGCGTTGTTGCTCTGGGAGAGGGCGCCTTTGAGGAAGGACCACTCGTGCGGCTTCATGCCGTTCGGCGGGGGCTGCGCCGGCGGGGGCTGGTCGTTCGCGGACATGTCCGTGTCCCAGTACCCGGGGCGCTCAGCCGGCGCGTTGATGTCTCCTTGTGGCTGAGCAGCCCCGACGGCGCCGCTCATGTCCGTATCCCAATAGGCCGGGCGTGCGGACTTTGAACCGGACTTGGCGGCCTCGCGCTTCGCCTTCAGCGGCGGAGGAGACTCCTCGACAGGGGCAGCCGTCGGCGGGCCGCCGCCGGCAGGCGCAGTGTCGCTAGGCTGAGAGGTCGGGGGACCGTCTTGGCCGTAGGGGTCTTGAACGTCAGTAGCCGGAGCATCCGCAGCAGCCACGCTTTTTCTCCTGGATTAATCTGTCTGCATGTCCGAAGGATCAGCCGGCTCGGGACCTTGAGATCCGCCCCCGGACGGCACATTGACCGTTTGGCCGCCGAGCAGCTTCACGGGGTTGCCGCCTGCGCCCTGCGGCGGCTGTGACGCGCGCGTCGCGGCGTCGATGAACGGCTTCGGCAAGTAACCGTGCGCCTGCTCGAACACGTCGGATTTGCGCAGCCCTTGGTTCGGGCCGTCGGGGATCGTCCCCAGCGGATCGCGCAGGAGGTCTTCCACCTCGCCGGGCTTCACGCTGTTGTTCGTGCTCTTCGGGTCACGAAGGCTCTGCATCTTGTCGTTGTCCCACGCGTAGAGCCGGTTCCCCTGCGGGTTGTAGATTGCCCCAGTGCGGCTGTTGACGAGACCCATCACTTGGTGCGGGGGTGCCCCGTAGTCGGGCGTCCCGTCGGGCTTCGTCGCAGGACCCGCGTTGACGGGCTGCGCTTTCCATTCGCCGCCAGCCTTGGCAGCGCCCCTGTTGCCGGCAGCGCCCGCTGCGCGGATCAGTGCCGCGTTCTCGCGGCTCTGCGCCGTCTCGTGGGTTCGCTGCTCCTCGGAATGCAGCTTCTCGGTCTGCTGGCCGGCCTCGAACTGCCGCCCGGCGCTTGCAGACATCATCCCTACCTGATACTCGCGCTCCTTCTGGGCCGTCTCGAACTGTTGAGTCTTACCCTGCAGCTTCTCCTGCTCGGTGAAGCCGCGCTGCTGCTGCTCCTGCTCGAAGTTCTGTTTCATGCGCTCGATCGCCTGCTGGCGCTGGGACTGAATCTGTTCAGTGCCGACCTCGTTCATCCCCTTGCCGAGGCCTTCGATGCCGCCACCAACTGCGAATGCGAGACTACCCATTGTCTTTCCCCTCACTCATGTCCGCGTCCCAGTAAGCAGGGCGCATGTCCACATCCCAATACCCGGGGCGCATGTCCACGTCCCAATACGCCGGCCGGTGATCCCGTGGAGCCGGCTCCTCCATCTTCTCAACCTCGCGCCGTGCCGCCCAGTGCACCTGCTGCACGTCGGTATCCAGATACATCGGCACCGGGAAGGAGGGCTTGCGCACCAACCGATGTGCCTTGCTCTCGCTTCCGCCGCCCGCCGCGGGCGGTAATATGAGGCACCACACCACCGACATGATGTAGTACCCAGCCGCGTTCGCATTCGTGCTGGTCCAGTTGGCCGTGGCACCGCCAGCCGCGCTGACCGCAATCGACTCGATGGCCGTCGTGTTGCCGCCGAATAAGTTCCCGCCAACGAACACCGACGTGAACCCCGCCCCCGGCGCGGCGAGCACCGTCACCCCGGCGTCTTGGCTCCATGAAGCCAAGAGGCACGGCAGGTCTGATGCCGGCACCTGCATCGAATTACTGCTGAAGGGCGCGCCAGCACCCAATGAACCCGTCAGCGTCTCATCATGCGCAACCAGCGTGTTGACCCCGGCCACCTCGGACAGCATCACATCCGGGTAGCCAAAGCCCGACGCGCCAGCATTGGCATTCACCGTGACTGTGCATGGGCCGCCTGCAATATTCTTCGCGTACCAGTGCGCGCAGAAGTGACCTCCCGGCGGCCCCACCACCCCGAGGAACGTATACGTATTGTTCTGCGTGTCCGTTATCGTGTTGGCCGCGAAGTGGATGTTGTCGGGGGACAACTGCTGGGTATAAGATACCTGCACGTGCAATATGTTCCCGGCATGCGTCGAGGCCAGCGCACCGCTCGCGAAAGAGAACATTATAGTTCCGGTGTTGTCGCTACTCTCGGAGGTCTGGAGATACGCCTGCGTCGTCACGATGGCTGCGCGCCCGCCGCCTGTTGAAGCATCCCTCCTCCGCCTGCTGAAGCGCCCGCGCCCTCATCTGTCTGCTGCTCCGGCGGAGGCGGCTGTTGCGGCGGCGCGCCACTCGTCGGCGTCGCCGTCGTGCCTACCGGGGCCCCGCTCTGGGGACCCGCCGTCTGCGGCGGACCCTGCTGGCCGCCCTCGCTGGCAGCATGATTCGCATCTATCGCCGGCTTCGCATGGGCGAGGGCCGCCGCATGCTGCTGCTGGTGATGCTGCAGCACCTTGCGGCCCAGAACGTGGGCGGCGCCCTGCGCCTGTCCCTTGTTCACGCCGAAGACCCGCATGATCCCTTCGTACACGGCCCCGAGCACCGCGGTCATCTCCTGATCGGAGTACTGAATCTGCTTCACCTGCTGGCCGAGGTCGAGCACGTGAGTCACGACATCCTTCGCGAACGGCAGGATCAGCTGCGGCGGGAAGTTGTCGAGCTTCTTGTGCAGCTCGACCACGAGCATCATCGACACGTGCACCGCGCCGCGGATCTTGCCCGAGCCTTGCGGCATCAGTCCCTGCAGGACCGCTGTTGCAGTGGCGTCGCCCTGCTGGGCGTAGAGCGCCTGCTCGAGCAGCTGGTTCGCCTGCTTGAATTCGTCCTGCAGCGCCGGGCTCGCCGGCACCTGAGGCAGCATGTCGTTGCCCTGCGCAGCGCCGCCGGGGGTGTTGCCGGCTTGACTAGCCGCGGCTTCCCCGCCGCCGGTGTCGCCCGCGCCCGGAGGCGCCGAACTATCGCCCGGGGGTGGCGTGTCGCCGCCGCCGGATGTATCATCCCCAGCGCCCGGAGCTTGCGGGTTCGGAACAGGAGATGCGCCTTGACCACCTTGACCGCCTTGACCTCCGCCCTGTGGCTGCTGGCCTTGGGATGCGCCGCCGCCGGGGCCGCCCTGATCCTGATCTGCACCTTGGTCATCGCCGCCGCCTGCCGAGGACTCATCGGGTTCGGCTCCTTCGCCGGATGCCTGTGGTTCGGACTGCTCGGCGTCGGGGCTTGGCTGAGCGTTATCGGGGCCGGCATTGGGCTGACTTTCGGCATCGCTGCCGCCGCCCGCATCATCGCCGGGTAGATCGGCCTCTTGAGGCGCAGCAGGAGCCTTGTGCTCCTTCTTGTGCTTCTTCGGCATCTCTTCCTTGTGCGTCTCGCGCTTGTCGCGCGAGTCTTTCTTCTCGCCTTCCGGCTGCGCTTGCGCGGCTTTTTCCAGGATGCCCATTTAAGTCATGCCCCCTGTCGGCGTTGTGTTCGTCGGAGCCTTCATGCCCGGAGGCACCGGCGCCTGAGTGAACGGTGAAATAGGCACTCCGGGTGTCGGGCCAAGACCCGAGTTGCCGGCGACCATACCCTTGACGGCCTGCGCGCGCTGCAGGTATCCCTGCGGCACGGTAATCGGCTGCGCGGCCGCGGCCTGCAGCTGATCGACCTGTGACTGGTTCTGCCACTGCAGGTTGCCCCACTGCTGCGCGGCAATCTGCTTCTCGATGGCCTCGTTCTGCGCGATGCCCGAGCCAACGCCGGCGATGATCTGTCCACCGGCCTGAATGCCGGCGGACATCGGGGAGATGCCGGTGCTGCCGCCGCCAGCGCCGCTAAGGGCGCCCTTCAGCATGCCGCCGAGGCCGCCGCTCGTGGGCTGCGCGGCCGCGGGCTGCGTGGTCGCCGCCCCGTACTGCTGCGCCGCCGCGGATGGCTGAACCGTCGCGTTGGTGCCTCCGTTGCTCAGCGCGTTCTGATCGACTGCCGGTGAGCCGTCGGGATTCATCGGCGCGTTCGCCGAAGCCACAGCCGATTGGTCGCTCGTCGCCCCGGCGGCGGTGCCGGCATCTGCTCCGGCGGGAGCGCCCGGGGCGCCTATGGAGCCGGGAACGCCGGGCTGCGCTGTGTGCGCAGCGGCTACGGCGCTCGTGGTGTTCTGCTCTTGCGCTGCCGCGGCCTGCATGTTACCGGCCGGGGCCGAGGAGGTGTTGGCGTATGCGCTGTTCGGGCCGTTGACTGTGGCGGGATCGGTGCTCGTGACCCCGGGCGCGCCGGGGTTGGCGGCGGCCAAGTTGGCGGCGTCGCCGCCAGTCTGCGTGGATGAGAGAAACGAGTTGCTGGTCTGGATGGCGGAGCTCTGGCTGGCGACATCGGTCGATGTCTGCCCCATGAGGTCGGCCCCGTTGTTGCCAACCTGCATAGACATGGCTGCGGCCGAATCCGCATCGGACGCAGTCGTGGCCACGTTGATCGCGCTCGCGCCGTACAGGGCGGTGGCGGCGCTGCCGAGAGAAGCCGCGGCCATGAGGCCCTCGCCCCACCCGGACTTCATGAAACTCCCGACCGATCCGCCTACGACGCCCAGCTGCGCGGCGCCGCCGAGCGCGAGTAGCGCGCCTGCGAGGAGACCCGAGGTGGATCCCCACGTAACGTAGGTCAGCACCGCTGCGGCGACGACATCCAGAATTCCACCTAAAAGACCCATGTTATGCCTTCCTGCCTCTTGGAAAATACATGTACCCGCCATCGCCTCGATGCTTGAATCCGATTCGCTCCGCTATCACCAGCGGCCGGCTGTCCATCATAACCCAGTCCGCGTTGAATCCCGCGATCACAATCTGCTTCTGCTGCGCATCCACCCACCGGCGGAAGTCCCGCAGCAGCGCCGCTCCGGCACCCGCAATTTCCGAGTACCAGAAGAGCACCGTCGCGTGCTTCTTCATCGCCCACGTGTTCTGATCCACGCGCGCCAGAAGCACCGCTCGAGGCTCGCCCACCTCTCCAGCCACCTTCGCGTAGTGCTGCTGCCCTGTCGCGAAGTCGCGCACCAGCCAGTGCACCTTGTCAATATCCGCAATCAACTCCGGATACATCGCCGCCGCCAACGTCATCGCCTTCACTCGAACCCAAGGGCAGTCCCTGATTTCAAGAGGCCGTATCACGGCGCATAGCCTCCTGACGCCGCTTGAGCCGGCTCAGGCAACTGCCCGAACGGATCGTAGCCCACCTGTTGCCCCTGCGCGTTCGTCGTCACCGGCAGGGTTGTAGCCGACGCCGCGGGTTTGGCCGGCGCGGCCACTGGAGCCTTGGCCGGAGCCGTTGTCGTCTTGGCGGGGGTCGTTGTCGTCTTGGCCGGCGTCGTTGCTGGTTTCGTTGCCGCTGCAGGCGCCGGTGCTGCAGCGGCAGCCGGCGCAGTTGTGACCGAGAAGTTACTGCTGCCTCCGGCCGAGTTTGATGTCACTGCCGGTGCCTTTGCACCCGTACCGCCGTTCAATGAATTGATGATCCCTAAGCCTGCTGACAGCACTGAGTAGTCCGCCTGTATGGTGTCCGCCACTCGCCCCGGGGAGATGTTCTGGTTCGCCATCGTAGCAGAGATGCCGTTCATCATGGAAGTGAACATGCTGGATGCGCTCGAGTTGGACGCGATCAGCTCGTTGTACTGCCCCTGAATGCCGGCGAGCGACTGGGCCTGAGAGCCCGAAAGGTACTGCTGGCTGATCTGCTCATCGAGCGACATGACCTGCTGCGTCATCGCGTTCTGCGCGGCTGTGTTCGTCGCGGCCGCCGCCTGCGTCTGGCTCGCGTTGAACTGCTGTTCCTGCGTGCCGAGCTGCGCTTGGAGCTGCTGATTCGCGTTCTCTTGACTCGCGTTGAATTCGTTGGCCTGCGTGCTCAGCTGCGCGTTCTGCAGCATGCCTTGGCTTGCTTCGCCGGCGTTCTGTTCTGCCAGCGGCGCCGCCGCCGCGACGGCCGCAGATTCCGCGCTGCCCGCGCCGATGCTTGAGTTCTCAAGTCCACGGCTGGCCGCGCTGAGAAGGCCCTGCTGCTCGGCCTGCTGGATGTATGGGCTGTTCGCGTTCGTGATCGCGTCGATCTGGGCGGCGGAGTTCGTCGCGTCTTGCGGATTGAACTGGCCGTTGTTGATAGCCGCCATTGTGCCGGTCAGGGATGCGGCGGCTGTCGGCGTGGTGCCGATCGGGGTGGCTGTGCCGCCGTTGCTGGGGGCAAAGGTGCCCGCCGTCTGCGGCTGCGTCATAAGGCTCTGCAGGGAGGGCGTGCCGGGGGTTGAGATTCCGCTATTGGTCTGCGCCGGCGTGGCAACGGAGCCCGCCGGGGCCGCTCCGGTGCTCTGCATGCTCAGGGCGCCCCCGTCTGATCCGCCTACGCCCGTTGCCATTAGATTGTCCCCCTAGAACCGGACCCCATTCGCCGGAGTCTCTCATGCCGCTTCGTCCTGTAGTGCTTGATTCTGTTCATAGTGTGAGCCCTACCTCAGTTCAGCAGGTAAGAAACCGTGAAGGCGACTGCGACGCCTTTGGTACCTGAATTCGTGAATGAACCGCCGGTGATGACGCCGAGCGCCGCATTCGTAAAGGTCACTGTGCCGCCCGTAGCGATTGATACCACGTTTGTCGACCACGCCGCGCCGGTGTTGTTCTCGATGCAACCTGAGATAGAGAAGTTCTGCACGCGTGCTGGTCGAATTGCCGCCGGCATTCCGGTGGCCGTCATGGTGGCCGTATTGCTCGTGCCGAGGGCCGCCGGAAAGTAGAGCACTACGAGGTTGCCGACGCGCGTCCACACCGCGGTGCCTGTAACGCTGGCGGTCATGCCGGTGTACGTGATCTGGAACGTACCTTGGTCTGGCGTCATGTCCACTTGGCTTGCGGCCACCGGGCCGTAACCAGTGATCTGCGGGCCGGAGACGTTCCACTCCATGATGCTCGTGCCCAGCGCGGTCAGACTTGTGCTGTAGCCAAATGCCCAGATCCCCGTGGTGCGGTTTCCCAGGTATCCGTAGTAGCTGCCTGCAGCATCCATCACGAATTGCGGCGCCGCCTCGAGACTGTTATAAAACGGTCCGGTGCCTGCGGCCACAAGGCCGGCCCCGGTGACGTAGAATAAATTCGAACTGGCGGCGGCATTGGCTATATTCAAGGCGTAGTCGCTGGCATTCGTGCCCGCTTCGATGATCACGCCGCCGGAGAAGCCCGAGGCCTGTCCGGAGATGAACGATGCAAGGTAATGCAGGGCGGTATTGGTGCCGCCGACCACAGCGAAGCCGATCGTATTAGCTGCTGCGTTTATCGTCACCGCCGTGACTGCGCTCGACGGCGTGAATGTGTGCGCGCCGGTCCATGTGGGCACAATGGCCTGCGACAACGGCGGCGCGCTGTCCGACGTCATGAACGTCGCCGCGGAGCCATTGACTGCCGAGAGTCCGATCGTCGCCGTCGGATTGTGGCTCGACGCCGCACTCGTTTGCACGGCCGCGCCGTTCACGAAAAGGCCGGTTGCGTTGAGGGTGCCCAAGCCTTGGCTGCCGCCAGTGGGCGCGCCCACCGTGACGCCGCCCGTGCCCACGATCTCGAAGAACTGTGTGCCGCCGCCCTGCTTGTTCACGAGGAAGGCGATGTCGCTGGCGTTCGTTCCCGCGTTGATTTCCACGCCGTAGGACTGTCCGGGGGTGGCGCTGCCGTCCAGCGTGATCGCGTAAGCGTTCGCGCCCCCGGTCAACGTAAACCCACTGGCGAAGGACACCGTGGAGTTGAACGACACGGCGCCCGAGAAGGCCCAAGTGCCAGTCATCGTCGGGCTGATCGTTTGATCCAAAGCAAAGGTCACGTCGATCGGCGCGCAGGCCGTCGATACGCCGCCCGCGGGCGTCAACCCCACGAGGTGCGTCGGCGCCGCGCCGGAGATCGTGTTGCTCGTAATGACCGTGCTCGACGGGGCGATCAGGGTCCACGCGACGTAGGTGCTGTTGTACCGCAGCGTGTACCACGTATTCGCCGTGATGGCGCCGCCGCTAAGGGCTTGTCCGGCGGGGGTTGTGATGCTGACGGTCGCGCCGCTGTCGACCGCGATCGTGCTGCCGCCGGTGTTAGCATTCACCGCCTTGAACTCGACTACCATGCCGTCGGTGTATGCGCCGTTCTGTCCACCGGAGGTCGTTACGACGTAGGCGTTGGCCGCGCCGGTGTCGACGCCTTGGATGGCGAGCTTGTCGAAGCCCACCTGAACCGCGGTGAATTCCGTTGCCTCGGCTTCCGCACGCGCAAGAGTGCCCGGGATGAAGGCGCCTGAGTAGGTGTAGAAAACTGGCTGTGCCATTAGCGCTGATTCCTTCGCGGGTCGTAGTAGAGCGTCAGTCCCTGAAGGACGAACGGCAGATCGACCACGGCTTGGTGGAAGATCAGGAAGCTGATGTTCGAGCCGGTGCCGTCCAGCTGGGCGCGCGCCGTGCTGATCGCCTGCCCGTCCCAGTAGAACTGATTCCAGTTGATACTATCCCAGTAGCCGCCGCCACCGAAGACTTCGACCGCCGGGATGTTCGCCGCGGTCAGGAACTGGAGCGAGCTCGCGCTTTCCTCGTTGCTGTACGTGAGGTCGGAGGCGAACTTGAGCATGACTTGGGTTGGTGAGTTGAGCTCCAGGTCCGCCCTGCGGAAGAACTTCCTGACGGCAGGAGATCCCACGTTATTGAAGGCGAGTCGTATATAGGAAGTAATCTTAATACCGTCGAAGGACTGCCCCGATCGGTCTTGGTAGACATACCCATCTCCGTTGCTGAGGCCAAAGTAGCCAACCTCGTTGTTGTTCTGGTCTTCCGAGTTGCAGATGTTGAAGATCGGGCTCGGGTAGCTGGCGTAGCCGAACTGCGCCGTCACGCCGCTCTCGATCGCGCTCCACGCCTTATTCTGCTGGCCGAGGCCGGGGACGAACATAATGAGACAGCTGCCGTCATTGAAGTAGAAGCGCGCCTCGTTGAACGCCCGCACGATGGTCGAGTCGTTGAAGTTCGGCCGCAGCGCATTGATCATCGGCTGTATGAGCTGGGATACAGTTGCTCCCACGTAATTTCCGTAGGATTGGGTGCGGCTGAGAGAAGTGATGCCGAGGTTGTTGATGGCGTAGACGGTATCCAGCAATTGGCCTGAATACAGTATTGCTCCGGCCTTTTCAGCGACAAGGGATTGTACAAAGTTTGCATCGGAGTTTCCTGACAGCGCCCACGAAGAGTGCTTGGTTGGGATGATGAGATTCGGGCCGACCATGCTGAAGAGGCCAGTGATGCTGTCACCGACGCTGAACTCCTCCGCTCCCAAGAAGCCGTCAAACTGCAGCGGCGAGCCTGCCACCGACTGCTGATAGATGCCGCCGGGGAAGGCGAGGAACAGGAAACCCTGGTAACAGCACAGCAGGAAAGGATTGTTGATCGGGGGCTGGTTCGTGAGCGCGATAAGCGGCATCAGGATCGGCGTGATCAACTGGGCGTTGTCGATCTGGAATGCCGGGCCCACGCCGTTGCAACCGTAGGCATTGTACTGCGCAGTGCCGGCGTAGAAATTCTGATTCTGCCAGCGGTAGAAACCCTGCGTCCCGCCGGGGAGCGCGAAGAGGACGTTCGTGCCGACGGCATTGGCAAACCCGGTGCCGCCGGCCGTGAGGCTCTCCGCGTTGGAGAAAGTTCCTGTGACTTTGTTGAAAGCGATGTACCCGACAGCCGTGTCCTGCGGGATCACGTAGGCCACTGTGCCCACCGCGCCGCTGGTGACGCCCGTGACGGTCTGCCCCGCGACGGGCAACTGCGCCGTCGAGTTGCAGGCGAACATGGCTTCCGAGGCAATCGGGATGGAGGGAATGATACTGAGCTGGTATGTGCCCGTGCCGCCAGCGACGCCACCCGCGAGCTGGTTGGTAATCGTCGCACCGATAGGGACTAGGCCGGTCGTGTCGCTGACTGTTTGTCCTGCGGCCAGCGTGCCGGTAGCAACCGCCGAGACGATCAGATAGCCATTCTGATTGATCTGCGCGGTGAAGATGGCGGTGTTGAGCGCCAGCGTGCCGTAGTAAAGCGTGTTCGCGTAGGTGAGCGCGCTCGTCCCCCAGCCATTCGTGCTGGTGGATAACCACATCACCGCCGGCGTTCCCGTGTTGGTGCTGGTCCCGCGCACGGCATAGACGTTGCTGCCGTTCTGCCACGCGCCAAGGATGTTGCCCGTGCCGGGCACAGTTAAGATCTGCTGGCGATAATAGTTCTGCGCGCCGAAGGTGAACTCGGCCGTGAAGGTGAAGCCATCGGTGCCGGTGCCGGCGGGGCCGTAGTCGGCCGAAGGCGTCGTCATGATCGTTGCAGTCATCGTCGTCGTGCCGATGTACATCTTCTCGGCAGTAGCGAACGTGCCGGAGATGTTGGTCAGCGCGAGCCAGTACTGCGTGGTGGTGGCTGTGGCCGTCAGCGTGCCGGTGATCGTCACCGTGTATGTGTACGTCGTGATCGCGGCGACCACGATGCCGGTGGCGCCAGAGGTGACGCCAGTGCCCGGCTGGTAGACGTTGGTGGCCGAGGTAGAGGTGAGCGTGCCCACGCCGGTGATGCCGGCGAGAGAGCTTACTTGGAAGCCGTATGCAGTCCCGAGGCTGGGCTTCGCGTGCCCGTCGAAGCGCTCGTAACCGTCGATGCGCCGGTAGCCGCCGTTGTAGTACGGCTCGTAGTTGACCATCGCAAGGCAGAAGCCCGGGTCCACGGACAGCGCAGGCGTGACGACGTCCAGCCCTCCGTTGAAGGGATAATATTTTGTCTGGGTGACAGACTTGAGGCCGCCACCGCGCGGCATTAGTAGCCCCCGCTCCAGTCCTGCTCGCCCCAGCCCTCGCCGTAGTCAGTCGACACGACGATGTTGTTGCCCTGCTGGCGCCGGCTGTTCTTGCGGTTTGGCAGCTGGTCATTCTCGAGCGCGGCAAGGAGCCCCTGGTTGTTGGGGATACCGTCATCGTTGACGCTGCCGTAGATGGCGAGCCGGGCCTGCGCCACCTGCTCCGGAGCGTTCTCGAACATACCGTACTTCATGCGGGCCCATTCCATGATGAGCCGGTTGCCGAAGCGCGCCGGGATGTTCGACACATCCGCGTCGTTTTTCAGATCGTACGGCACCGTCCGGTACTCGCAGAAGCACTGATAACTCTGGTCCGGAATGTTGTCGAACCGGAAGGTGTTGTTCGGCATCACAATGACGCGGAACGGCTGATTGAAGCTCGTGATGTTGAAGACTTGGTTGCGCACTTCCTGCCATTCGGCAGTCGGCAGAGGTTGTGGGCTGGTGGCGTTCACCGGGTAGATGAAGAAGCTCTTCCAGTCCCACTCGGCCAAGTCCACCGGGTAGGCACTCACCGAGCCGTTCAGCGTGGTGTAGATGCCGGTCTGGTTCTGCGCACCGGTGTAGAAGGTCAGCGTCTGGCGCAGCCACTTCCAGTCGACCCAGATGTTCTGGATGTCGAGCTCGGCGTCGTGAATGTAGTTCACGAGGCGCAGGATTTCGCCCGTAGTATTGGCTGTCGTCGGGATCGCGGTAGTGGGCGTGCCGCCGGCGGCGCCGACTTCGCGGTAGAGGTCCTGCACCAGCTGGAGGAAGGACTTGCCAACTTGGGGTGTCAGGGCCATCGCTACTCTCCCAGCGCTTCAGCAGCTAGGATCTGCGCGCGCTCTTTTTGGATCTTCAGCACGTCATCCGGCAACTTTGCCAGATCGACGAGCCCTTTGCCGCCCCGCGCGGCGCGCTGCTTCGCCCGCGCCTTGCGGTTGTTCGCTTCCTGCTCCGGAGTGGTCACGTACCACTCGCCTTCCGGCAGCTCACGGATGAACTGCCCGGACGGGGAGAAGAGGTTCTTCCCCTGAACGAGGCGGGGTCCCACCTCGGACGACACCTGCTGCGCGAGCGCCTCGGGGTCGTACACCGGCGTTTCGGCCGGCTCCTTGTACACAAAGGGCACGCCGGGGGCTGAGCCCCTGCGCAGCCCTGACGTATTACGAGCCATCGTCGCCCTCCTACGGCGTCTTCTGCCCTATTCCCTGATCGCGCGGATCGCTCTCGGGCTCGACCGGAGTGGCCGAGTTGCCGTTGCAATACGCCGGATTCGCATTCGACTCGAGGTACTTCTGCCGCGGCAGGCCCAAACCGTGGTACGGCTTGCCCTCGTCGCGTCGGCCCTCAAAGCGCCGATCGTACTCGGCCTGATCGAAGCTGTCCTTGCCCCACTCATTGTGGTTCCACGCCTCGAAGAAGTCTCCGTTGCGCGGCATCGGACGGCCGTGGTGATCGCCATGCGGGTCCATGACCTGCAAGCGCTCGGTGTTCTCGAACTTCGTGTCCATGTGGGCGCTGCCGTTGATCCCCTCATAGAGGTCGGCGCCCTTGTCAAACTCGGTCTCGGTGATCCCGAGCGCGGGTTTGTCCCACTCGTACTGTGACCGCGGAATTCGCATTGCCATGCTGTACTCCTCAAAGAAAGAACCCGACGGCACGTTGCCGTACCGCCGGGCTTTTCTTTACCGCCTCAGCGGTTTCTTACATCTCTCCAACCAGGAACTTGTTCCGGCGCTTGCCCGATACGGTGTAGTTATTGCTACGACCGACCTTGCGCTCCGGAGCATTTCCAGTCATGGGGTCGATGTCGTAGTTGTAGTTCGGCTCAGTCTTGTCCGCGTCCATCGTCTCGCGAATGCTGACTCCGTCCTCCAACCCCGCCTTCTCGACCTCGAAGTAGCCGCCGCCGTAAAGCAGCGTCTCTTCGCCCATGCCGTCCTGATTCGGGCCGTCGCGAATTTCGTCGAGCTCGTTCGGCGCGGCTACCGTGCCCTTGCCAAACTCGTCGTCATTCTTCTCCGGCTCGAGCAGACGCTCGAGGCCCGAAGAGCCCTTGCCATGCCCGGAGTGACCGGACTGGCTGCCATTGGAGTGCGACTGCTCGATACCCTGCTTGGCATCGAGAGCCAGACCGTCGCCGGCCTTTGCACCCTTGGCTTCGTCGTTCAGTGATTTCTTCGCCATGTGTAGTTCCCCCTCTTAGGCCTGGCTGTCCCACACGAAGATACGGCTGCCCGGTACTTCAGTGTGAGCAATACCGAAGCCCAGCTCGGCGTACCACGCGATGCCGCGCGAACGACCGTAGTCGGTGGGGATCTTGCCGCGGATTTCCTCAGGGATCGCGAAGGCCTCGACCACTGTGTCAGATCCGAAGAAGAACCCGCGATCGGTATTGGCGAAGGTCGCGCCGAGGCTGTTCGTCGCCAACGGAACGTTGGTCTGCTCGACGAAACGGACGCCTTCGTAACGGCCCTTCTCGCCGTTCATGATCACGTGCCAGCCTTCCGGAGTGTACTGGTTGATGCCCTCAAGGTTGTTCTTGAAGGGACGCAACGGAGTCGGCCGGAAGATAGCCATGTAGTTCACGCCGTCGAACGTCGGAACGTTCTGCTCGGCCATGTAGTCCGCGATGACCTTCACGAGAGTGCTGGTCAGCGGGCCCGAGCTGGTGCCCGACACCGTGCCGTTCGTGTTGACCACGATCGTGCTGGTGCTGGTGCCCCAAATTCGGTACGGGCTGGCGTTGAACTGGTTGTAGGCCGCGAGATCGAGCACCTTGCGGGCGTCGTTCTTGAGGACCTTGTGGATGATTTCCGTCACGGGCTGCTCGGACAGATCGTCCAGCTTCTTCGTGAACGGCACGCTGTTGCCATACTCAGTGATGGTCAGCGAGTTCTGGGTGATGACGAAATTGGTCTCGGGCATGACCTGGTTTTCCACCAGGACTGCGCCGGCCTGCTGGACATCGCTATAGATGTTCCAGTTGAAGTTCGCGCCGATGCCGAGGCCGAAGGCCTCTTTCGCATCGCAAAACTGACGGAAACGCACCATCGGCTGAAGAGCCGTGCGCAGCTTTCGCGACAGGTTTGGCGACCACATGTATCCGCCGAGGGCGGACGTGCTCCAAACTTGACCTGACATTTTCTTGTCCTCCGTCTAGTACGGCTGACCTCGGCTCTTGCGAAGCTCGGACATGATCCCCTGCGGGGAGTTGTCGTCTTCTTTGGCCGCGGCCGGCGCCGGTCGCACACTGCGTGCTTGCGGCATCGGTACTAGATTCTCTTTACGTTGCTGACGGTTGCTGGTCTGCTGTACCACCGCGGCCGGCTTGACCCCTAACTTGGTCATCCATTCGCGCGTCTGCTTTCCAGCTTCTAACATGACCTGCTCGGGACTCCACGAGGGATTCGCCGCTGCAATGTCGTTCGTCTTTCGGTCAGCGAGAGTAAACAGATCGGGGTCGTTCGAAATGTCGGGGTAGTCCTGCTTGAACCGGCCGAGGCCGCTCTGCAGTGCCCTTTGATTCTCACGTTCTGCAATCGTTCTCAACGCTCGCTCGGAGGCGCGCTGCTCTACGGCGTTCACGTCGATCGCGGGCGCTGCCGCCTGTCGGATCGTCTTGAACGTCTCAGCCATCTTCGCCGCCGCTTTGTCCTCAGGCTCGCTCACGAGACTGCGGACCAGCCCTTGGGCCAAGGCCAAGTCGTCGACTTCCACCACTGCTGGTTTTGCAGGGGCGGGCGCCGGCGCCGGGGCTCTTAGTTTCGCCTCGAGCTGCCGCTTCAGATCCTGTGCTTGGTCGAACCTGATTTTGGCCGCCAAACCGTACTGAAGCTCCCGTCGTGCATCGGCGAGGTCGATCAAACGCTCTTTGCCGTCCACGACAGTCCTAAACTTGGGCTTGCCATCCACTCGCACGACGAACTCGCCGAGGGGATCCTCGCCCTTGGTGCTGATCCGCTGCGCCTCGCGCACCGCCGGTTTCACCACCGCGGGAGCCATCGGCTCTACGTCTGCAGCACCATCCTCAATCTGCGCAGGCTCCGCTTCGCCGCCGTCCTCCACGAGGTCCCGGTGTCCCCGGTCCACGTCGAGCGCTTCGCCGCGCGCTTCCTTCGCATGCGCTGCGGCAAGGGCCGCGGCGCGCGCATCGACATCTGCCGACGCGAAAAACTTCTGGTCGTCTTCGGCGCGGTCCGCAATGATGCGCGCGTCGAGCTCCGCCATGAGCTTCTCCCGAGCCTCAATGTTCGGGTCTCGCCCCACTCTACGGGTATCCGCGAGTTTGTCACCCATCGTCTGCTCAGACTGTGGACCAGTCGACGCGCTGCTGGTAGGTTCAGCCATTTTCGTTCTCCTCAGGTGCGGTAATCATCGAGTTCCCCGGCGGCTTGATCGCCCTCGAGGATGGCATCGCCCAGCCAATTGATGAAGAGCCGCGCGATGGTCGCGCGCTGGCGAATCTGACGTAACTTAGTGCGAGCTCGGAACCAGCTCCAGCCGTCCGGATCCACCTCGAGGGCGTCCTGTTCGGCCAGCCGGATCATCTCTTTGGCGCGGGCATGCAGGAGCTGGCCGACGGAGTTCGACTGGAGAAACGCGCGCACGGCTTCGCCGCGAGACGCAATCTCGAACAGGTCTTTCTCTCGGGAATCGACAAACTCAACTGCGGGAGCCCTGGTAGGTTGGCCCATCCGTTTTCTCCTGTAATCAACGGGCTGCGGGATGCAGCTTGCTCCTGGCTTGTGCCTTGATCGAGGCCTCTTTCGAGGCTGAAATGTTGCCGGCGTTGTAGGAGCGCGTCGCCCCGCCAATCGCCAGTCGTGCATGCTTGGGGTCCCCTATTGGGAAGCCCTTCTTACCCTTCGGGCCGCCCCCGGCGAATGGCCCCGGGCGGCTCACTTGGACTTCCTGTATTTGTTGCCTTCCGTGCCGAACGCCGAGGTGTGGCTCGTCGCCGGGTGGCGCTTGTGCTCGCCCTTGGCGTAGCCGTGGCTCTTCATCGCCGTCGAGAAGCTGCTCTTGCGCGCCGGCAGCTTCGTCGGGCCGCGCGCGTGATCCGCCGCCGAAAAGTCCTCTCCGACGGACTGCGGAATGCCGATCGTGCTGTTGCCCGCGGCTGCCGCGTGCATAGCTGCTTGCTGAGCTCGAGATACGCTTGGCATCAGACTTTCCCCACGCCCGGGAGCCATGGCGCCGGGGCTGCTTCGCTAGTGTTATCAACGCCTTGCGGCAACCGGATGCGCGCCTGCGCGGCCGGATGAATCTTGGTCGTCGGCTTCATCGGGCTGGCAATTTTCGGGGCCTTGAATTTCCCCCCTCCGCCGATCTTCATCATTTGCGCCCCAGCATGCCGGGTCGGCCCCCATTGACGGGGTTCTGCGCCGGGCCCTTGTTCAGGGCCGCGGCAGCGGCCGGATGGATGGCATTCGCCTTGTAGGCCATGCCGGTCGCGCCGGGGTTCGGTAGCGGGAAGCTACCGGGAACGCCCGGGGATGTCTGGCGTCCCATGCCCATTATCGGTTGCCGTTGCCGCCGCCGAACGTCGGCCGTACGGGCTGCGTCGTCATGCGACCGGGAGCCGCTGCAGCGGGATGGACCGGGGCTGCCGGGCCGTTGGGCTTCGCGATGTTCGGGGCGCCTAGGCCGGCCGGGCGCACTGCGGGGGCGGCGGGAGCCGCCGGCGCGGGCTGGCGCGGCGCAGGAGCCGGCTGCGGGATCGCCGGGGCGACCTGCCGCGGGGCCGGGGCCGGCTGCGGGATCGCGGGGGCGACCTGTCGCGGCGCAGGGGCCGCCTGCGGAATCGCCGGCGCCTGGGTCGGGGCCGGGGGAGCGCCACCGGCAGGCATGCCGGGGGCGGAAGGGGGAGCCATGCCGGCCATTATTTGTTACCTCCGGAGAAGATTGGGGCGCCTACTGGGGCACCGTAATTGCCGGGCGAGCTCGCCTTGGTGCTCGGATTCACGAACTTGGCAGGACCCGAGCCACCAACAGCCGACGGGTGCGGGGGATTGCCGCCGCCCGACATGCGGTCTGCGGTCTCCTGCACCGTCTCGCCGCCCGTGGTCGGGTTGCGAGGCTCTGCTTTTGTAGGATCTGCCATGACCCTTCATACCCCTTTTTCGAACTTTCGTGTACCTTGAGTACGCGAAAGTGTGAACTTACTTCGGCGGAAACCCCTTGCCGGGCGCCGGCTTGGGCTTCGGCTTTGCCGCGTCGACCGCCTGCTTGCGCGCGTCGGCGGAGCGCTGATGCGCCCCGTCGGCCCGCTTCAAGTTGACCTCGGCCAGCCGGTTGCCTTCCTTCGCCGCCCCGATGTCGCGCAGCGTCTTGTTCTTGTTCGACGCGATCTCTTCCTGCGTCATGTTCTTGAGGTGCCCCATCGTCTCAGTCGTATTCAGCTGCGCCATGCGCCACTCGTGGTTCTGCTGGTTCGCCGCGGTCTCGCGCGCGTCGCGCTGATCGGCTTCCTTGCCGCGCTGCTGGAGCTCCTGCATCTTGACCATGACTTCCGGCGGCGGGACAGGCGGCACTGCGGTCTTCATGTGTTCCGTAAGCTCCTGATCGTCCATGAAGAATCGCGAGGCGTCCTTGTATCCAAGGGCGCCGAAGATCTCATCCGCCACTTCGAGGCTCTTCAACCGCCGCGCCATGTCGGGCAGCTGGATGACGTTGGAAATGCCGAAGGTGATCTTCTGCACGCGCTTCACGGGGTCCGTGTTGCCGATGCCGACGTTGATCGTCACCGTCAGATTCTGCTGCAGCAGGTCGTCCGTCACGACGTCCGTGCCGTCGCGCTGCCACAGCGGCGTGCTGCGGGCGGCAATCGCCAGCACCACGTGGTCGGTCTCGTACATCTGCTCCATGCGCACGAGCTGGCGCAGCACCGGCTGCATCCATGTCTCGAAGAAGAGCTTGATGCCGTAATCCTGCACCGCGCCCGCCGCCCCTTGAAGGACGTCCATGCTGCCCGCTCGGTCCATCTGCTTGCCGCCGGCGGCAATGCTGGACTGACCGAACCCGCCCACTAAGTCATCGAGGTCTTGAGCAAGCCGGTCCTGCTCTTGATATGAACTCTGCGTCACGTCAGGGGTATTGACAACTTGGACGTCCTTCTCGGGATCGTTCGTCATCACGCCGCCGCCCGGGACGTTGCGCATGAGCGCATCGAGGTCCATCTGCGAGCCGCGGCGGATGAAGTAGCGCTTGTTCAGCGCGAGACGTACGTTATCCAGTCGCTGGTTTGCTACGGAGTTGATTTCCTCCTGCAACTGCGCCATCTGGGCAACGTCGCCATCGGGGTAGTTTCGGTTGGTCTCGATCGCGGAGAACCCCACTACGAACGGCCGTTCGCCGGGCTGCAGGTGAGGGTACATCTCCGTGAGCGGGATCGGGTCGCTCAACACCAGCTGGGTGCCGAGAGTCCAGAAGGCCACGTCAACGCCGCCCTCGCGGACGATGTTAAGGTGGGCCCAGACCATCATGAATTCGTCCGACGCCTTGTCGGTCGTCGGGTCCACGCGGCGGTAGCCTTCGCGGGCGCGCCGGGTGCGGTTGTCGATGTTCTCTTTCGCCGCAGAGACAATCTCCCCGAGGGAGTACTTGCGCCAGATCGGCTGGCCCGTCTTGGGGCTGTCCATATTCATGCGCTTGAGCACGTCGCCCGCGTACATGCCCATCATGTAGCACAGCGTGGGGCTCGATTGCGCGGGATTGCGCCAGTCGCACATCGGGTCGAAGAGGAAACACTCGGGCGGAATGATGTCCACCTGCGGCATGTCCACGATGATTCGCAACTGCTCGCGGCCCATCGGCAGCATCTCGCCGTCATCGCCCGCCGGCGCCATGATCGGGCGATCCTGATCGTCAAACGCCGGGACGATCTCCTTCACCTGCTCGAAGCGCCAGTACTGATGCGACACGCAGATGCCATAGACCTTCGTGTCCTGAAAGGCGCCCTGCGCGGTGAGGAACCAGTTCCACGGCACGACCTCGAGCCGCTTCTGGAGTAGCGCCTTGTTGACCTTCGCCGAGACAACCTGCTGATCGTTCGTCGGGTCAGACGCGGTGATGTCCATGTAATCTTGGGTCGCGAAGGCCGCGGCCGCGTGGGCCGCCTCGGAAGCCTTCGTGTTGGCGCGCGTCTTCGGACGGAACGTCCGGGCGCGCTTCCAGTCCCGGCGCGTGTAGGGCGTTGCCGGCCCGTGCTCGCCGTGGAAGTGATGCAGGTTGCGCTCCCATCCAAGCGTGATGTTCGCCTCGATGTAGTCGCGGCCGTTCAGGTAGATGTCGGTGGCCTTCTGGATGCACCAGCCATCGGATTCCTGCGTGCCCTGATTGCCGCGCGCCTGTCCCATGCCGCCCGCGGGATCCGCGATGTTGACGGCTGGGTTGTTGAGCTCGTGGCCGCCGGTCGTAGGCGGCCGCGGATCGCCGGCTGAGCTCGCCGCCATGCCCGGGGGCAAGTCCGCCGGGGTGCGCGTGTACTCGTAGGCCGGATCGACTGCTAGGGGGCGCGTCTCTGCTATGGAGCTGCGGCTGGGCTCGTTACTTGCCACGGTTCTTGTTCCATGCTTCCACGGTGTCGCGCGAGTCCACGGTGTTCACGTTGTCTTGAAAGTCGCGCGGCATCTGTTCGATGTCGTAGGGGTCGATGATCCGACCGCGTGTCACGCCGAAGCGCTCGAGGATCTCGCCGGCGGCCTTGCGGCAGCGCGGCAGGAGCGCGGCGATGTTGTCGCGCTTCATGTGGAGGCGGTAGCCCATGCGCTTGTTCAGCCCGGGGGCGCTGAGGACGACGCACTCGTTGCGCGTGTCGACGTTGACTTCCCACTGCCGGTTTGGGTAGGTACGGACGAGGTCTTCCCCGATTTTCTTGGCGATGTGATACTCGAGGAGCGCCGCCTTCTTCTCGTGGCTCTCTTCCGGCAGCACCTGATTGAAGTCGATGATGGGCGCGTTGCCCTTCTCCCCCTGATAGAACCGCGCTTTGGCTTCGCTCATGTCGGGGCCTCCGGCTCAAATGACTCATCCTCGGGTTCGAAGCTGTTGCGTATCAGGTCGCCCAGCTCCTCGGCGAAGGTGTGGCACAGCGCATCAGCCTCGTCGGGCGACGCTAAACCGCGCTTTTTCATATCCTTCTTCCGCTCAAGCCTTATACGTTCTTTGTCGTCGTAG